GGCCTCGCCCGCGGCCCCGTGTGTCACCTGCATGGTCCCGCTCGCCTCGGTAGCCTTGGCAAGGACGACAACATCCACGATGATGTCCCCTTCCTCAAGGCCCGTGGTGGCGTTGTCGAAGTGGATCGGTGCGGTCTCTGCGTCCCTATCGATCTTGAGCTTCAACGTCTTGACAGTCTCCCCTTCAAGGGCAGCGAGCCGAGTATCGGTGTCGTATCCCTCGAGGGTGGTGAGCCGTGTCCCAGCGTCAAGTGCCTCAAGGGTGGTGAGCCGTGTCCCAGCGTCAAGTGCCTCAAGGGTGGTGAGCCGTGTCCCAGCGTCAAGTGCCTCGAGGGCAGCGATCCTCGCCTCGTTCACATCCAACGGAACGGGTTGCACGAACGGTCGGAACACGACGTACGCCTGCGTGGACGCTGGATCGATCTCGATGACACGCCCTACCGCGGTGTTTCCTGCCGACGAATGTGTCAGCATCACGGGATTCGTGGTGTCCCCAGCTATTGCATAGACGGTGCCACCGACCGTGAAGTTCGCGGTGCCAGCATGGAGCTGTGCAGTCTTGATGGTTCGGTCGTTGTTGATGTTCACAAGACCACTCGCACCGTTCGCGATGCCCTTGTGCTCGAGCACGTTGCCGAACACGCCATTGATGATGACGAGCTCATGTTGCAACACAGTGCGCCCCGTCTCGTTCTTCACAAGGAACGTCCTGTCGCTGAGCGTCTGCTCATGGAACCCATAGGTTCCTCTTACTTTTTCCGTGAAAGCCATAATCACGCCTCCCATTCGCCGCTATCGGCGCTCTCCCCTGCCACAGCGGAGGGAGTATAGTTCATTCTCATGAGAGCGGCCTCGTGCTCCGCAATCATATCCTCGTGCCCTTGGATGCGCTTGATCTCCTCGTCGATGTCGCCATCGGTGATGGAGAACATGTGCCGCGCCAACCTGAGCTCGCCCTCGTCGGGGAACGCCGCCTTGAGCTTCTCCTCCTTGAGCGCCGCGAACGCGGCTTCTTTAGCCTCGTCCTGTGCTTTCAATGTATTCGTCACAAACTCCTTGACGTCTACATCGCCGAGCAGAGCCTCCACTTCCCTGAAGGTGGCGAGCTTGGCTTTCATATCCTCGTCAACGAGTTCAATGCCAAGGGCCTCAACCAGTTCCGTGGAGGTGACTGCGCCATCTTTGAACATTGTCTTGATGGCACCCAGCAAAGTTTTCTTATCCATGCTGTCCTCTCCCTGTTTGAATATTTCTCCGTACTCCACCGGAGCACCTGTATCATTCCCGTCCGCGTCACACGGTGTGAACTTGAAGTTGGATGCGATGATCGACGCCGCGCTCGCGTTCATGTCCCGCTCGACGATGGCGTTGGTCTGGTTCTTCAGGCTCTCGACGGCGAACACCTTGATTTCCTCAGTCTCCTCGTCGTAGTGCCACTCGCGCTTCTCATAGTCGCCCGTGCTCGTATTCAGCACACCCGCGTTTATCTCGCGCATCGTCTGGTCGATGACCTCGCGGCTGAACTTCCCCTCGGCGAACAATCGGTTCCGCAAAAGCAACCGCCCGTCGCCCTCCTCGTCCACCTTCGCGCCCACGATGTAGCCCGCGGGTATCTGGCGCATGGCGCCGTTGGCGAAGTCCTCATGGCCCTGAAGGTACACGGGGGCGGGGTTGGCGTTCACCGCGTCGGCGAAGCTCTTTGCCCACTTGACGGTGAGGATCACGTCGTTCCAATACTCCTTGGCGGGGTGGTTCTCGCCGAGCAACACTTGGTTGACGAACTCGATGGGTTCCTGCTCGCCGAAGAGCACCCCGACACGGTCGCCGTTGCCCACCGCGATGCTGTCCACCGTCACTTCGCTGTACAACCCAGAATATGCCGCCTTGAACTTCCCGAACTTCAAATCATTACTCATCATCTTCCTCCTTCTTCTTGGGCTCGTACTGGAGGTTGGTGTACCGTTGCGTCATCAGGTCGTTCTGCGCCGCGTTGTAGTCCTCCATCTCCTTGAGCCGACGCTCCTGCGTCTCGGCCACCTCTTCCATATGCGTATCATAGTCGCTCTCCACGTCGACGAACGTCTTGCCCGTGAGCGTCCTGTGTATCTCCCTGTCGCCCATCAGCGAGTTGTTGCGCGCCTTGATGAGCGCGGTGACGGTGACGTTCATCGTATCGGCCTTCTCCTTGTCGGTGGAGAAGTCGGGCTTCGGCCATGTCAGGGTGTAGTCGTGCGACGCGACCCCGTACTCGGCGTGCGCCATGACATCGAGCGCCATGTCGAACAGGCGCCTGAACGCCTCGCCGAACTGCTCCTGCCGCGCCTCGACCCGCTTGATGAACGCGGGCCTCTGCTCCTCGACGGATGACAGGGAGGCACCCATGTTGGCGCCGAACACCACCTCGGGCGTCTGCGACCCCTCGACCGTGTTCATGAAGGCCATCTCGAGCAGCGAGGATGCGTCGCCCGTCGTCTTGGCGGCGGTCACAAAGTCCATGTCGTCGCCCTCCCCGACGGGGGGCTTCTCGAGGACGAACACCTCGCGGTCGTCGAGGTTGAGCTCACGGCCCGCCTGTACTTGGTCGTACATCCCCACGCCGAAGTTGTTCTCGATGAACTTGCGCACGCTGTTGGTGATTATCTTGAGCTTCGGGCTGTTGCGCTTCTGTGCATGCACCGCCTCGTAGAACAAGTCGTGGTACACCTTGAGCGTCGGCTCGATGGGTGTGATGTCGCTGTGTCCCCGAATCTCCCACGGCTCGTTGTCGTTGGCAAAGACCACGATGGGGATGAAGCCGAGGACGTTGCGGCCCCTGACGGTGCCCGTCCTGACATTCGGGTCGGTGGAGCCCGTCTCCTTGACGACCTCCCTGTCCGTGATGCGCACCTTGACGGTGGTCTGGTACTCATTGCCGTCGATGTCCGTGTGGGAGAACGTGTCATCGATGATGAACCCCGTCACGTCCTTGGACAGGGGGTCTTGCACGATCGTGACCGTCTCGGGGCGCGGGACGACGAACTTGGGCTTGCCGTCCGCCCACTGCACCCAGACGAAGGCCGTGCCCTCGCGGATGGCGACCCGCATTATCTGCCGAGCATCCACCTGCAACGAGTCGAGCTTGGCGGACAGCGCCGCATCGGTGGACTTGAGGATGGGCTTGCCGATGAACGAGAGGGTGCCGTCGATGATGGGCCTGAGCAGGTGGGCCGACAACGCGTAGCTGTTGTCCACGTTGCGGTACAGGTCGCGCGCCATCTGGTGATGGACGTTCACCCGTGCGCCCTGCACGGGCACGTTGACGATCGGGGTGATGTGCCCACCCTCGATGACGGTGCGCTTCCTCCCACCCATCATGTTGAACAGCTTTGCAAACCAGTTCAAATCCGCTCCCCCCGTTTGTACCGCGCCTTGGCGCTCAGCGCCCCAGTCTTCGTCAACTTCTTGATGATGGTGGGGTCGAGGCGCCAGTTGGCGTATGACAACACACCCTCGATGTCCGCGAGCTCCTCTTCGCTGAATTGTCGCCCGAGCTCCTCCCGCTTGTCAAGGGGGAGTGCATCGACGCCGTATTCCCCGATGAAGTGCCTGAGCTCATCGATGTACGCCTGTTTCTCGTCCATCTTCTGCATGAGGTGGAGTGTGTCGCGCACCTCCATGGCCCTCAACAACCTGTCGCGCTTCCGGCTCATCATGTCTCCTCTTCTATAGTATACAACACTTTATCGTGCACTACAAGCGCAATTTGCCCGCGAGCGCGTTCTCCTCGTTGTACAACAGGTTCGCCAGCATCATGAACGCCCCGCCCGCGGCGTCCGCCATGTCGTCGTGCCCGTTCTGCGTCCCGTCGGTCACACCCGCCAGCTCGTCGATGAACATCCCGTTCCACGCGCCCTTGAGGAGCGACACGTTGCCCGCCTTGCACTGTATGGCCAGCGGTGTCCAGTACGACAGCTTCTTGCTCCGCTTCGGGTTGGCGTACACCGTCCAGCCCTTCATCTCCGCGATGATGTTCTGCACTTCCTGCTTGCCCGCCGCCGCGGGGTCTTGCTCCAGCCAAATCTGCACGTCCCCCCATCGGCCCGCGTCGCTTGCGGCGCAGTCCTTGATGAGGCGCAGCACGTCGAAGGGCTCCTCGCGCACCCGCACCACGTCGAGGATGTACACCCTGTTGTCCTCGCCGACGCCGAGCAGGGCACCCGCCGTCCAGTCGGGGTCTGGGTACAGGTCGCTGGGCACCGTGGCGGCCCTGTCCCAGTAGCGGACGATGCGCTGGAAGCGCGGCAGGTCGGAAACCTCGGCGTAGCGCCAGTAGTGCGTCTTGAAGAGCTCGCCCGCCATGGGCCGCGCGTCCCAGTTGCCGAGGAGCAACCGCTTCCTCTCATACTCGAACATCGCCGAGAGATTCGCCTTGTACGCGGGGTCTATCTCGAGGAGCGTCGGGTTGTCATCCAGCGTTGCGCGGATGAACGTGAAGCTCTTGACAAAGAGCTCTTGGCTGTCAATCTGCTCCTTGTGTGCGCCGTACGCCTCCTCGTAGGAGTCGAACCACTCCAGCTTGTTGTCCTGACGGATGAAGTAGCGGATGACACCGCTGCGCTCGGGGATGGGGTAGCCGTCCTCATCTATCCACCACGCCAGCAGCTTGCGCAGGAAGGAGTCGGGGTCGGGGTTGCACGTGGCCCTCATCCTTGAAGGTACACCACAAGTGGAGCGGTTGCGGCTCAGCATGTACCAGAACTGGCGCTCGCTGAAGTGCTGGAGCTCGTCGAAGCCGATCATCGCGAGCTGCGCGCCGTCCCAGCTCTTGGTGCTCGTCTCCTTCTGCAGGTGCCCGAACTCCACCTTGGCCCCGCTGGGGAACACGTGCTGGAAGCGCGGGTTCTCGCGGCTCTGCGTGTTGAACGGCGCGTACAACTCGTTCGCGGTGTCCCACAGCCCGCCGCCGGACGACACCTGCGTGGACTCCTTGCGCAGGATGAGCGCAGTGAAACCTGAGACTTGTATATCCCTGAGCGGGTCTAAAAGAAGTGCGAAGGATTTACCTTGTGACGGAAGGCAACTCGTAACTCTATATAGGGAAACAAGTTACCATCCCGTCACCCACCGCCCGCCGACCCACCATATATGACAATATCGGCGCTTGACGCCAAAAAGTCAGTCTGCGGGCCGGCATGCGGGCGGATTTCCTTCACAAGATTCTTCTTGTCCTTGAGCTTCATCGGCAATTGAGCAACTCCTTTTGTCGGTTGTTCCTTATTGACAACCATCGAAAGCGGCGGCACTTGGCCATACAACCCAGAAACCAGACCTGTTACACCTCGCCGTGCCGCCCATTGTCGGGGATGTAGAAGATCACCTGCACGTTGTCCGCCTGCGACCCGCCCTTGCCGAACCGCTCGGGGTATATCACCTCGCCGAGCATCTTCACGGCCTGCAGCTTCTCGGCCCCGCTCTTGCCACCCTTGATGAGCGACGACAACGTCTCTATCAGGTCGGCCCTCGCATCGAACTCGATCTTCTTTATGTCGGCCCAGTAGTACCTGTTGTCCTCCAGCCGCGTGCGCTCCTCGTCGGTGACACCGACGTACGACAACGCGTCCTCGTAGACGAGACAACGCTTGTACGCGTCCTTCACCGATTGGCCCTTCGTGTAGAGTGCGGGCGGTAGTTTGTCATCAGCCATGTACAACCCCTCACACCCAATATAGCCCATGACAAGGGGGATGTAAAGGGTGGACGGCAAAGGACAAGGGGGACAAAACAAAAAATAAAAATAAAAATTGTGTGGATATGATGGAGAATGAGTGGGCGAAAGATGGGGGATGAGAGACGAGGGGGTGAAAGTGCAATTGCCGAAAGTGCAATTGCCGAAAGTGGACATTCACACGACGAGGGTTGAAGTGGTGCATACATGAACATATGATCATATATTCATATGATTTTATTTGCATATGAT